TGCAAAGACAAAGGTTGACTCTCAGACGCAACTTATCAAAACAATCACAGAAGCGAAAACCACCGCCATCGAAAGTATCGAAACAAAGATTTCTGCTAACACTACTGAAATTCTACAGGCAGAGGGCGAGATTGGATCAATCATTTCGGAGATCGATACTCTTAAGGCAAGCATCAATGATAAAGACAATGTTACTGAAGACATCGACAAAGCCAAAACAATCCGTAGCAAGTTGCTCCAGAAAATCGAAACTTGCGAGCACAACTCAGAGTTTTTTAGCGAACACGATGTTTGTCCATCGTGTAGCCAAGATATCCCAGAGGAGTACAAAGAAGGTATTATCAAAGATCTTAATTCGAAACTGTTGGACAACAACAATAAGATTGGCGAACTCGAAACCATACTCTCCAATCTCAATGAGAAACTATCGCAAATTAACAAGGTGGTTGGGCAAATTACCGACAAAAATATTGAGTTATCTACAAGGAACTCTACTGTCACCTTACTCAACAAACAAATCAAAGAACTCGAAGCTGAGACCCAAAGGGTTAAATCTGACACAACTAACCTCGATGAAGAGAAGGGGAAGTTAAAAGATCTAGCTAAAGAAGCCATTGGTAAGATTGGTCAGAAGACTCAACTCCAAGAGCAAAGAAATCTTGAAGATGTTGCCAACATTTTATTGAAGGACACTGGTATCAAGACAGCAATCATTCGTGAGTATCTGCCAATCATGAATAAGTTGATCAACAAGTATCTCCAAGCAATGGATGCTTACATTCACTTTGAGCTAGATGAAGCGTTCAATGAATCAGTTAAGTCTAGATTCCGAGATGACTTCACTTATGCTTCTTTTTCTGAAGGTGAAAAGATGCGTATCGACCTTGCAATCTTATTCACATGGAGACAGATTGCAAAAATGAAGAACTCTGTCAATACAAACCTACTGTTACTGGATGAGATCTTTGATTCATCATTGGACACAGCAGGAACAGATTACTTCTTGAATCTAATGAATCAGTTTGGAGACAATACAAACATCTTCGTTATTTCTCACAAGGGTGATCAGTTGTTTGACAAGTTCAGATCTGTAATAAAGTTCGAAAAACGCAATGATTTCTCAGTTATTGCAGAGAAGTAAGTAGTCACTCTCCCTCCAAGCCCTGTAGATTCGGGGTCAAAATAAGTGTTGTCTTTAATTGCCGACTGGTGTATAATAGTCGTTATATTATGGAGAAAACTATGGAAAATCAATGGGCTGGGTTTGATGACTTTGAGTTGGCATGTTTGTGTGCTGACTATGGATACGAAGATGCACTTGACATTGTAGAAATTTTGCCTGTAAAATTGTCGAATCGTGCAGAAATTGAAGCACTGCTAACTGAGCATGAATTTGAATTGGCATTTGGAGAATAAATATATTATGGAAATGAAAGCAACTGATCTATCCGCAAGACTATTGGCAACTGAAAACCTTTCAGTGATTCGTGCCAGAACTCGCACTGCATCTTTTGACATCAAGAGTCGTATCCTGACTTTGCCGATGTGGAAAGATATGACTCCCGAAATTGAAGATATGTTAGTTGGTCACGAAGTGGGTCATGCCCTTTACACCAACGATGACTATCTTGCGCCTCTAAAAGATACCCCTAAGTTACACTCATACATGAATGTCCTAGAAGATGTTCGTATCGAGAAACTTATCAAACGCAAGTATCCAGGATTGCGCAAACGCATGAACGAAGGATACAAGCAACTCAATGATCGTGACTTCTTTGGCACGAAACAAGTTCAAGACTTTGACGAACTGTTACTCATTGACAAAATCAATCTTTACTTTAAAGCTGGATTCCAGTGTGGTGTAATATTCACACCTGATGAAAAGGTATTTGTGAATCGTGCTGAACGCACTGAGACAGTCGATGAAATTATTGCGCTGGCAAACGATATCTATGCATACTCAAAACAGCAAGCCGAAGAGCGTAAGCAACAACAGCAATTCCAAGAAGCTGAAGAGGGTGACGAAGACGAAGACGAAGATCCAGTTTATGGTGACTTTGATATCGATGCTGATGACGACTTCGAAGACCAAGATGGCGAAGAAGAAGATCTGAAACCAGCTAAGAAGAATAAATCACCTGCTTTACAAAATGACGACAAGTCTGAAGAAGGTGATGACCTAGAATCAAAAACAGAAAGAGCATTCCAAAATAAATTGGAAGACCTAGCTGACGATTCTACTGAATACAAATATTGGAAATTTGACACAGATTATTTCCGTGATCCAGTTATCGGTTACAAAAAGATTCTCAATGAAACTAAAGCACCTGAGCAGTGGGATATTGATAATCCTGATCTGATTGATTATCGTACTCGCAACATGTCTCAAGAAGAGCAACAGAAATATAAAGACCTAGAACTTGCAGACTTTAATCAATTCAAAACTGATTCTATTCGTACTGTAAATTATCTCGTGAAAGAATTCGAGATGAAGAAGTCTGCACAGATGCATAAGCGTGCAACAGTATCAAAGATTGGTTCGTTGGATATGAAGAAAGTCTATGCATATAAATTGCAAGACGATTTGTTCAAACGAATCACTTCTTTGCCACAAGGTAAGAATCATGGTATGGTTCTTCTTGTTGACTGGTCTGGTTCGATGAACGGAGTGTTGAAAGACACTATGAAACAAGTTATCAATTTGGCTATGTTCTGTAATCGTGTTCAGATTCCATATCGTGTGTATGCATTTACCACTGATTATAACGACCAAGTGGCACAAACTGTTACAGAGCATGAAGCATATCGTGCTTGGAGAACTACAAAGAGAGAGCCAAACAATCTAATTGATTGTGCTGACAGGTTCCACTTGTTGGAGTTCTTCAATAACAAAATGACTACCACTGAATTCAATTCAATGGCTCGTCGTGTGCTCGATTATCGTTTCCACTGGAATGAAGGTTATAACACTGGTGGCACTCCGCTGAATGAAGCATTGGTATATTGCTACAAAACTTTGGCTACATTCATCAAGAACAACAACATCGAGAAAACAACTTTCATTACTCTTACTGATGGTGAAGGTGGATCATTGAACACCTATTCATCTGGTCGTTTTGATGATACTCGTACTGAAATTGTTAATGGTGTTTACAAACGAATCAAAATCAAGAACTTTATCAAAGATGAAGTTACACAGAAGACTTACGAAATTGGTCGTATGTCTGGTAATCAAACTGAGATGATTCTTCGGATGATGAAAGATCGTTACAATATTGCAATGGTTGGGTTTCATATCTGTCAGAATCGTGGTCGTGATTTGCGTAGTGTTGCGCACTCGAACTTACCTGACTACAATGGTGACATTTACGCACTGATTGAAACTTGGAAGAAAGAGTTTAGAGCAAATGGTTTTGCATCGGTGAAGAACACTGGTCGTGACGAATTGTTCTTGATTCCACAATCCTCGACTAAGATTCAAGAGGGTGAATTGGATGTGAATGCAAACGCAAACGCTAAAGCGATTGCAAAGAATTTCGGTAAATTCCTCAATGTAAAGAAGACTTCCCGAGTCCTACTCAACCGATTCGTGGGTTTAGTAGCCTAAGACCCTTGTAGATACAGGGATAAAATAAGTGTTGACTTTTATTGCTAATTAGAGCATAATAGTCGTATGAATTTGTGAAAGTGTAGTTTTTATTATGGAGAATGTGATGGCAAAAACTGATAACCAGTTCCGTGATTCGTTTGAATCGAAGATGAAAGAAATGTACCCTGACACTGCCACTAAAGGCACTGTGAGTCGTCCAGAACTTTTGGATGTTATGAAAGCAATGAAGACAGAGAAGTATCCTCTGTGGCTCATGAAGAATAAAGTTGGTCGTGGTTTGTACGCTATTGATGGTGGTGCAACCCCTGTTATTGGAAACACTGCATTGAAAGCACAACCTGTGAAACAAGAATCGTTTAAAGTGGACTACTCTGATATCTCAGCGTTGATTCCAAAGAAAGATCCTAACTTTGTTCCATTCGGCAACTACGCTGATTTGGAAAACATCATCAAGTCTGGCATCTTTTATCCTGCATATATTTCTGGTCCAACTGGGAATGGCAAGTCAACAATGGTCGAACAGATTTGTGCCAAGCACAAGCGTCCATTGATTCGTGTTAACCTTAACATGATGACTGACGAAGAACAACTTATCGGTTCCAAGACTTTGGAAGATGGTAATGTGGAGATCGTAGAAGGTCCAGTCCTTATTGCAATGCGCAGTGGTACTGCACTCTTGCTTGACGAGATCGATGCTGGTTCAGCCAACACTCTGCTTTGCTTGCAACCTATTCTTGAGGGTAAACCATACTACTTCAAACTCAAGAATGAGATGATTGTTCCAGCTGAAGGATTCAACATCTTTGCAACTGCCAACACTAAGGGTAAGGGTTCAGACGATGGTCGTTATATTGGTACCAATGTATTGAACGAAGCATTCTTGGAGCGATTCGCTGTTACATTCGAACAGGAATACCCAAATGCGAAAATCGAAGTTAAGATTATTAAGAATCTCATGGAAACTCATGGCTGTCTAGATGCCGAGTTTGCAGAGACACTCGTGAAGTGGGCTGAAGCAATTCGTCGTACTTTCGAGGATGGTGGTGTGGATGAAACAATTACGACTCGTCGTATGATCCATATTGTTCGTGCCTTTGCGATTTTCAAGAATCAGCAGAAAGCAGTTGAGTTGTGTTGCAATCGTTTCGATGCTGCAACCAAGTCTGCCTTCATTGACTTGTTCGATAAAGTTGCAAACCCACAACCTGAAGTTGTCGCTATACCTGCAGAGACTCCAAAGGTGGAGGACGAAGTTCCCTTCTAAAAGTAGTACTTTAGTAATCCCTGCAACTTTGTAGGGTTATTACAAAAAGAACTTGCCTTTAATTCGGAATTGTAGTATAATAGTATCTGTTAGTTAGAAATTTTTGTGAAACTTTGAAAGAGGAAATATATTATGTTGAAATTTGCAAACTTGTCGTTGTCTCAAAAGCGTTTTGTTGTGTCTGTTCTTGAGTCCAACAAGCAGTATAAAACAGATCCCCAGATTACTCTGAAGGAATGTGCTGCAATTTATTACTCAATTCGTGACCAGCGTACTGGTGCGAAGGGTGAGAAGATTGGATACCCTAACTGGTTGTTCAATAAGAATAAAGTCGAGCGTGGTATTTACCAGTTGCCGATTCCTACTGATACCGAGTTGTCTGCGTATGCCAAAGAATTGGCTGAGAAGAATACTCCAAAGGTAGCAAAGGCTAAAGCCAAAGTTGCGAAACTTGCTAAAGCCAAGACTGTTAAAGTCAAAGCACCTGCAACTACTGCAGTTGCGAAAGAAGATAAGATGGAAGTGTCTCGTCTTCAAAAGATTGTTGATGAATCCATGGAGTTCGATGATGACACAGAAGACTTCAATGCGATCCTCCGTGAGAATGGCATCACAGTTTAATTAGAGTTTACCTGTCATCTGGGGTACTGCCATCGCCCCAGATGATTTTTTCATTTGATGGTTGTTAATTATGGAGATATTATGTCTAAACAAGAATTGCTATTGACGCATTTGAACAAGGGTAAGACTTTCACTGCTAAGCAGATCAAGTCCTCTTTTGGTATTGCACATCCTGCGAGCACAATCCGCAACTTGCGTGAACAAGGTTACTGTGTTTACTCTAACCCAGCAGTTGTGAATGGCACTGAAGTGGTTAAGTATCGCATTGGTCGTCCAACTCGTGCAATGGTTGCTATTGCAAACCGCTACGCTGGTTCATCTGTATTTACTCGTACAGCTTAATTAAGTGAGTTATAAATGGGCATTCTTCGGAGTGCTCATTTGTGCATTCATTTGGAGGAAATATGGCAACCAAAAAAACATACGCTGAAGAAGCACCTTACAACCCAGGATATGAGGGTGTATCACCAAAAGACTTGGTGAAGAAATCTCAGAATGCCACCACAGGTGGTCGTAAATTTGATGGAGGTAAACTACAATATGGTTTGCTTCCACCACTCGCATTAAAAGCGACTGTAGAAATTCTAACATTTGGTGCGGAGAAATACGAACCAGATAATTGGAAGAATGTTCCAGACTCAAAACGAAGATACTTTGACGCAATGCAAAGACATATTTGGGCATGGAAAGAGGGAGAGCAAAACGATCCCGAGACTGGCAAGAATCATTTGGCACATGCAATGTGTTGCTTGATGTTTTTATATGAGCATGATGTATACTATTCTATTGAGGAAAAGAAATGACACAAGAACAAATTATTGTAGCAACACTGGGGTGGGCAGTATTGATTGCTGTTGTATATGGTCGAACTGGATATCAAAAGGTATTTGATTGTTATAAAATGTGGACAATGAAAGAGTACTGGACTAACTATAATACAGTTGAGTTTCTTTCTTGGGGTGCAAAAGCAATCATCATCATTCCAGGATTGATCTGGGGTATTCAACTATGGTGGTTGTATATCCTAACACTTGTTACAAGCCTAGCATTGATCTGGGCAAGCAATAAGAAACTTCTTCCAACTCTAGTAGGTTTCAATACAATCTGGACTTGGATCAGTTGCATGGTTCTTGCCCAACATTTAATAAAATAAATTTGCCAATTGCCTCGTTTTGAGGTATAATGTTTTATACATAGTAATGTACAATTTGAAAAAGGAAACCTAATGAAATTATCTAAAGAAACCGTATCCCTTATTAAGAATTTTGCTGGCATCAACAGCAATCTTCTACTTAAGAGCGGGAACAAACTAGCAACTATCAGTGCACAAAAGAATGTGATGGCTGACGCAACAACTACTGAGTCATTCCCTGACTTTGCCATCTATGACTTAAATGAGTTTCTGGGTGCGATGTCTCTCTTTGACGATCCTGAATTGGAATTCCAAGACAAGTATGTTTCTATCAAACAAGGTAGTATGAACATCAAGTTCTTTGCTGCAGATCCATCTGTGTTGGTAGCACCACAGAAAGCAATTACCTTCCCTGAAGCAGAGATTAACTTTAACATGTCGTCAGCAATGTTGGACATGATTAAGAAAACTTCTTCAGTTCTTCGTGCAGCCGATGTAGCAATCGTTGGTGACGGTAGCAAAGTTACTGTTGTCGTTGGAGATAAGAAGAATGCCACTGGTAACTCTTACAGTGAAGTTATTGGTGCCACTATGGTTACATTCAAAGTAAACTTGAAAGTAGAAAACTTAAAGATGCTTCCAGGTGATTATGAAGTATCAATCTCAAGCAAGAAAATCTCTCGTTTCAAAGCACCAAACACCGACTTAGTTTACTATGTCGCAGTGGAAGCTGATTCTACATTTGAGTTCTAATTGATGAGAGGGTATAATTCCCTCTCTGTTTTATTATGTTTGGAGTGATATATGATTGATAGTCGTGATGAAATGTTTTTGTGGGTAGAGAAGTATCGTCCACAGAAGATTGATGAATGTGTTTTGCCACAGGCATTGAAAGATACTTTCCGTCAGTATGTTGAACAAGGTGAACTACCTAACTTCTTGTTCACTGGCTCAGCAGGTGTAGGTAAAACTACAATTGCCAAAGCACTTTGTAATGAAATTGGTGCAGAGTATATGATGATCAACGGATCCGAAGAATCGGGTATTGATACTCTGCGCACTAAGATTAAGGGATTCGCTTCCACTATATCATTGACTGATGCCAAGAAAGTTGTCATCCTCGATGAAGCGGATTACCTTAATGCTAATTCGACTCAGCCAGCGTTGCGTGGATTCATTGAAGAGTTTGCCAACAACTGTCGTTTTATCCTAACTTGTAATTTTAAGAATCGTATCATTGAACCAATCCACAGTCGTTGTGCTGTGATTGAGTTTAAGATTGATAACAAAGACAAACAGGAGATCGCTGCAACCTTCTTCAAGCGAGCAGTAACAATCCTCAAGAAAGAGCAGATTGAATTCGATCCTAAAGTTGTTGCCGAACTAATCACAAAACACTTTCCAGATTACCGTAGAATTCTTAATGAACTCCAACGATACTCTGTGTCTGGTAAGATTGATTCTGGTATCCTTGTCAATATGTCTGAGGAATCATTTAAGGGTTTGATTAAACTTCTTAAAGAAAAAGACTTTGCCGAAGTCCGTAAGTGGGTTTCTAAGAACTCTGACTCAGACACTACATCATTATTCCGTGAACTATACGACAGTGCTGCAAACACAATTGAACCAAATAGTGTTCCGCAGTTGGTTCTTATTCTTGCAGATTATCAATATAAAGCAGCATTTGTAGCTGACCATGAACTAAATATAATGGCAGCACTCACTGAGATTATGGCTCAGTGTAAATTCAAATGAGGCTAACATGGAAATTATTTTAGCAGTAGTACTCACATTTGTTGTATGGGTAATGGGTGCAGTATCTGGCTGGAACGCTAGAGAAAAACATGCTAAGAAGCAGGTTGAAAAGCACTTTCAAAACATACAACAATTTGTTGAAGAACAAGAAGAAGAACAGATCCATATCATTATCGAAAAACATAATGATATGTTATATGTTTACGACAAAGATACTAAACAATTTATGGCACAGGGATCTTCAAAGGAAGCTGTAGAGAAAGTTCTTGTAGAAAGATTTCCTGGAAAACGATTTGCGTGTCACGAGTCTATACTTAAAGAAGTTGGATTTTTATCATGACACCTTTCGACTTTATTAATGCAATCAATTTTACAAAGAAAGATCTATTAGCAGAAGACCCGATGGCTAAGAAGGACTATGTTCCTTTTATCATTAACAGGGGTTTAGGTTATTTTCCCGATACAGTCCTTTATGCTAATGAGATGAATCGTAACTCATCTATTCCAGTTGACTGGCAGTTTTCTTTTTTACTAAATAGTATCTCTAAGAAGAAAAGATTCTCGAAATGGCACAAAAAAGATGCCGAGACAGAGTCTCTTCGA